TTATATATACGATGTGGATATATAGTGCCTGAGTCATCACGTTCCAATGACCATCTTCTTAAACCAGCTAACGCTCCATGCTTTTGTAATGAACCCATGAGTGGTTTATAGATATAATTTCCCATTTTTATAATACCCTACTTTCAGATTTGTGCCAACATCTGCTATCACTTAATACATCTGCAATAGCTATTAATGCCATTTTGTCAGTACTCGATAACTGTACAAGAACGTCACTTTCTTGAGGAAACTCACAATTCCATATACCTTCATCTTTAGGGTGGTTGTATCCCCAAAACTTACCAAAGGTTTTATATATGGGCATATTACACAAAGCATATTTGACCATCTCTACACCAACATCACTTAACACAAATTCAAACACTCCATCAAACTCTAAATGGTATGTTTTATTATCTTCTTCATCTAAATGAATATCTCGATTAGGAAATAGTTTTTCTTCCATAATTAATTATTTTTATTAAAATTGTAAGTTTTGCACGTTTCTGCAAAATTTGAAGTTACGTCTTTATATCTTTCAAGAATTGAAGCAGCACTTCTACCATAAGGACTCTCTAGCTTTATATGACCTTTATGTAATCTGAAAGGAATACCTACCAGTCCATATTCAATTTCATCATGGATACCCCAACCAGTTTCATTGTCGCAATGCTCACAATAAAAAGCACACCAGTCACTATAAGAAGTTTGATTTAAAAGTTCTTTTTCTAAAAAGTAACCACACCTAGGACATATACAATATTTATCTAAAACATCACATGGTGTGCCAGAAAGCAATAACGATCTAGTATCCCAACCGATTAAACCTCTAAATTTATCAAACTTATCATTTGTAGTTACATTAAAAGGTTTTATTTCAAACCACATTTCTTTATTTTGAGGTGTACGAACCAGAAAATCAGGAAGATATAATAACTTTGGGTCATACTTATGTGAATCACCTAAAAAATAACCCTCTGGTTCATATTCCCATTTAAGTTTCAAACGGTCAAAAAACATTGCCCATCTTGCTTCTAATCTAGAACGAAAAGTATAACCGTTATATTTAGTAGGTATCGGAACAAGTGCAGTCATAATTAAAAATAAAGACTAAAAAAGAGGGTCAGAAGACCCCCTATGAATGGCGATTATTCGCCTGGACTAAATGGATTACCACCTGTCATTAACTCTTTAATTTCAAAACCATTATCTTTTTGTTCCTG